TTTTTGGTTTCATTTTTTCCTCTTTAGGTTCTTCCTTTGGTTCTTCCTTAGGTTCTTCCTTAGGGGCTTCTGGTTCTACCTTAGGCTCTTCCTTAGGTTCCTCTTTAGGGGCTTCTGCTTCTGCTTCTGCGTCTTCCTTAACCTTCATAGCTTCTTTCATAGCATTAAGGTTAGAAGTCATACCGTCAACAGATTCTTTTGAAAGTCCTTCAGTTTTAACAACTTCAACTTTCAATTCTTCTGCTAAAGAAGTATATTCACTAACTGACTTATCAAATTCTGACTTAGCAATAGCATCAAGTTGTTCTTTTAGCTTTGCATTTTCAGCTTCGAGAGTAGTAGCTCTTTCAATTTCTTTAGCTTTTTCAGCTTCTAAAGCTTTTAACTTTTCTTCTTCCATTTTAATTTCCTCGTTTTTTACTTTTTTATTTTTTAAGGATTCTTCTTCATTTACTTTTTCAGTTTCATCGTCGTCAACCTCTGTAGTCTCTTTAGTAGTCTCTTTAGTATTCTCTTTAGTATTCTCTGTAGTTTCTACGATGTCCTTTTTAGTATTATCATTTTCTTTTTTTAACTTAAAGGCTTCTGTTAATGCCTGTCCTATAGTTGCACCGGGGTCTCCTGGTACTGGTACTAAAGATAATTCTAAGAATTCAATTCCTCTTGCACGCAAAAAGAATTTATCTTTTTCTTCTACTTCTTCTACTTCTTCTATACTTTCTACCATAGCACCAATACTTACATTAGTTATTCTACCATCATCAAGCATTTGTTGCATTTTAGGGTCCATTATTTGAGCCTCAAAATCTATTCTTTCTTCGGCATCATTATAAGTACTCTTTATAGTACGTCCTACAATATTATCTATTTTGGCTTCGTGGTCTTTTAGAACTGGTTTTTTATTTAATGTTTTAGCTGATTTTTTTAATTCTTCAGCAGGGTATTCTACACCGTTTCTTGTTAAAGTAGCATTAATTGCAATGCCTTTAATTATAAATTTTCCTTTTTCAAAACCTTCTGTAGCTTCTGAATTTTTTAAGTCTTCCTTAAATACTTCAACAGGTGTTGAGAAATTAATTTTATTCCATTCTTTCATTTCGTTTTTAGACATTTTAAATCCTCTACTATAAATATAAATATATTTTTATAGTATTTAAATTACTATTATTAAAATATATATTTATAAAATTATTTTAATATATAAAAAAATATATAAAAAAATATATTTATTATTGTATCGCTAAAGTTAAGTTACAGTCGTTGCACCTGTATACTTTTTCATTAATAACGTCCTTAATTTTTATCATTAATTTACCACAGTTATGACAATGAGGAATAGTTATATCAACTACCTCTTCTTTCTTAACTTCTTCTACTTCAACTATTGCTTCTTTATCTTCTTTAACAACATCTTTTTTAACTTCCTTACTAAACACTGGAACGTCGTTAACAATTGTTTTCTCTTTAACAATATCCGTTATAACTTTGGAAACACTATCTTGTTCTAACCCGTCTTTTGTATCTTTTTTTAATTTACCCATTTTATTCTACCTCTTTTTTTATTTATTTAAATTCAAAATATTTTATATGTGGTCTCTGCCTGTGTGTAGACGCTCTCTTACCGCGATGGGTTCTTTTAAAATCTTTCTCACCACGTACAAAAGAATTCATACCAAAATTACTTCTACCCAAACCTAAAGAACTAAGTACTGATGGGTAAGTCTCGCCACTACCACTATAATCAATCCAATCACCTATTATTACTACATTTTCATTATCTAACGTGGGATTGCCACTATTACACTCATGAGTTAAATCCCCTGTATTAGGTTGCCTATACACTCTTTTATTACATCTAGGACAAATAAATATACTAGTATTTTTATTAAGCATTGTTACTTAAAACCTCGTCTAGTTTTTTTTGTTCATCTTCCTGCTGTTTTAACCATAATTTTTTTAAGCAACCGCTACATAGAACTTTATTATTAATCAAAACAACGCCAATCACGTCTTTGTGGTAAGCGCAATGTAAATCTAATTGTGTCATTTAATCACCTAAACTATTTTAGGAATCCAAGTGCATCGGCATGAAATATGCGCGGGTATCATCTCTTGGGCTTCCGACAATTTCATTACTTTCCCTTGTTGAGCTATACAAAATTCACAAGTTCTTTCACTTGGACTTGAAACCCATGAAACTTCTTCTATACCATGATTTTTATATTGTTTTAACGCTCCTTGATTAGCCGCTCTAACTGTTTCAGTACGAGCCATCATAACGCTCCTTGTATTTGGTTGCACTTTAAATTCGTAACCTTTCCTAATTAATTTACCATTATCATCTGTGACATCTGGAACTTTAACTTTTAATTCTTCAGGTTTTACTTCATTAAGAATATTATTTGAAATTTCTCGTATACTTTGGCCTTCTTTAAAGCCCAACTTTAAAGTTTTTCTTAATTTCCCCACTTGCCCTTCACTTAATGAATCACTTAACTTATATCTTATCTCTTGTTCAATCCATTCTTGTTGATTAGTACCAGGAACGAATTTAAATCCTGTATATTGTCTACTTTCAAAATCTTTAGAACTCAAAAAAGATTGTATTTCATCTTGGTATTCTGTATAGTCAAACTCAACCCATTCTTTTACTGTTAAGTCAAGGTCATCAATTTTTATAGCCTCATCTAAAAAGTTTTCTTTAGTATGGCATCTACAAGTTAAATGTTCAGAATGTTTTTCATCTAAATTTTCTTTGGGTTGGGCGGGTACAGCCTTAGGATTATTACTACCCGGAACTACTGGTAGTGGTTGGTCTTTTTCTTTTTCTCGTTCCACTTCTATATCCTCAGCTACATTTAATTCCATTAAATCAGATAATCTTTTTTCTAATTCAACTCTTAATTTAGTTGCTAAGAATGGATTTTTCAATAACTCGGTTATCTTATCAATCTCTTGACGTTTATCTTCTTCAGTTGGTGTACCCCAAATCATTTCGACATGAGCATTTAATCCATTAGCCTGAACAACTCTTCTAAAGATTTGATTTTCAATAACTTTTTCTGCCTGTGTTTGAATACTAAAAATTCTTCTCTGTAAAGTTTCCATATTTATTTTTCCTAAACCTTCGGAAATATTACCTTTACCCATTATAGCTTCTGGCATTTGGAAACCATATATTAACATTGTCATATCTTCTTCTAAGGCAGAATTAAACTTATCTCCCACATTACCAAAATCTAATACTTTCATATCAACATTAGCATCAGTACACCATTCATGATTATTTCTTAACCACTCAAGCTTTTGTCCATAAGAATCAACAGCATCTTGAGTTGGCATTTGTCCAGTTTGAGCATTACCTAATTTTACGTGAATTGGAGAATTAGCTTTTCTTTTCAGTAATAAATTTCTTTCCAAAGTGTTATTAATATAACTTTCTATCATATCAAAATTAGGACATATAATACCTATACCATAAGGACTATCACTAATCTTATTCATTGGTAAATGAGCTATTTCAAATTTTTTGAAGTCAGTAGGTTCTTGCCCAGTGTTAGGTAATATTTGCCAATATTGTTCCAATTCCCCTTCGTCATCTGTTTCTATAAAGAAATACTCAGGGTTCTTTACTATTAACCCTTCAGGTGTTTTACCTTTAGCCCCTACAATTTCAATAAAGCCATTACCTGTTATTAGGGAATCTCTTAGAAATTGTCTTAATATATTATCAAAATTTACATCTCTTAGAAATTGTCTAACTAACTCTTCAGCTCTAGGGTCTTCACTAACTACATTAAATCCTCTCCCTACAGTAAAATCAACTGTCTTATCAATTACGGCACTGGCCATAGAAAAATTCTTATAAATTTCAGTAGCTGTTTTAAAATCAAAAGGGTGAGATTCTCCTTTTTGTTTAAAACCTTTTTTTCTAGATTTTAATACTTTACCTTTTTGTTCTTTAAAAATAGCAAGTAAATTATTAGAATTATTAACCCCCTTAGGTTTATAAATACCTATATTTTGAATAAAACTATCTTTAGTTAAACTACTAGGAGCTTTACTATTTCTTTTAAACATATTAGTAAATTTAGGAAGTACTGCCATAATTATGAATAAGTATATAATAATATATTTTTTTATAGTATATAAATTACTATTATAAAAATATATATTTACAAAAAACTAAGTAGGAACAAAGTTAAAACTAACTTCATAAATATATATTTTTAACATATTACTTTATATATTAAAAAATATATTAATAAATATATGAGGAAATAAAATGGCTACAATAATAGGAGAAAAACTAAACTCGGAACAAATACAAATACAATTTAAGGATTCAAGTAAAGATAAGGAATCTAATAAGAGTATGAGTTTTACTGTTAAAAATATGGCTCTTCAGGATGCTTATTCTAAAACACTATTTATGTTTAAAGCTTTAGCAGAAGGTGAAGAAGAAGTAATTTTAACAATATATAATACCAAAAATAAAGAAAAACTAGTGGAAAAGGGTGAAGTATTATGAAAAGAACTTTAAGTGAAGAAGAAGAAAAGATTATGATTTCAAGTCAAAAGAGACAACAAACAGAGTTAGAATGCCTAAAATTTCAAAAAGAATATAAAGAACTGGAGTTAGAAGCATTAGATTTTGAGTCTCATAAACAAAAACTCGAATTAATTAATAAAACAATACAATTAGAAAAAGAATTAGAATTAGAAAAAGACCTTATTCTAAGAAAATATTACGATAATAAAATTAGAAAAAACGAATTGTCTATAAAGAAAGGGTTTGAGCATAATACATATGCATTAAAAAAGCAATATAGAGCAATCATTAATGATATTGACAATAACATTAAAGAAACAGAATTTATATTAAACGATATAAATGATAAACTCCAAAATGGAGTAGAAGAAATAACAGAGAAACCCCAAAAGGAGGATAAATAAAATGGCAGATATAATTAGAGCCCAAACAGAAGCAGAAAGAGCTGATTTTTTATTAGCTGGAACAAAGGATTATAAAACAGTTTTCGTACAGTTATTAATGAAAGCTGAAAAAGAGCATCAAAGTCAGAACCTTTACACACCTTACGATAGAAACGGTGCTAGATTTAATTTTGAAGATAGTGATAGGAAATTAATTGATGATAGCATTAGGTCTACGGGAACAGTTGATGTTAATAAAATACTTGACTATGTAAAAAACTTCGATTTTAAAAAGTATACTAGTATAAATAGATGGGAACTTGTAGGAGAAAAACCAGTATTTGAAAAAATAATTGTTAACGGTGTTGCACATAAACAACAAACAGGAGTATGGATGGAATACAGACATAAGTCTTTTAATAATATTCATGAAAGTGTTGAAGTGCCTTTAGATATCTATAACGAAAAGTTTAAGAATAAAAAAGCTAAAAAGGTAGTCGAAGCGACACCTAATGAAACCCTACCAGGTTCTAGTCCTTCAATAGGGGATGCTTTAAATAAATAAGAATGAATAATGGACGATATATTAAAAAAAGAGGTAGATAAAGTAGGGAATACCAAACCTCCAGCAACAGTTGTTGAAGGTATTCCCATAGTTCGTCCTAAATGTTCAGATTGTTGGTTGACTTGTAATTGGAGAAGTTATTTTTTAGAAATAGATGAAAAACATTTGTGTCCTATGTTGGAAGAAGAAGACCGAGTAAGTTTTTCAAAGTCTTCTCCTATAACAGCTGATAATTTAGAATACTATTCAGCATTGGCACTGGATAGACTTAATCATTTAGTAAGTAAAAAAGACCCTAGAGAAATAGCCTTACTACATAAATGTATAACTGAACATAAGAAAGTATTTTATCCTGAAATTAATAAAAATGTTTCTTTAGAGTTAAGTGAAAATAGTGACTTTGCCAGTAAAATTATACAGAGTGTGTTAGGTAATGAAAGCCCCAAAGATAACGAAGAAAACTTGGAAAAAAATACAGACTCTAAGGACTAAAATATTTGAAGAAGTTTTTGAGATTTCTCCTTACGATTATCAAAAAGATGTTTCTGATGCAATAATTTGGAATGCATTACTTGACACTGGTGATAGTATTGCAATCGAGCAGTGCCGACAGTGTATCGAAAAAGGCAGCATAGTTCATACTAGAGATGGTACACTTTCTCGAATAGAAACATTACCAAATAGTTGGAAAACTGGTGAAAAGAATATCTACGAAGTAAAAATTAATGGCGGTGCATCTATTAGATGTAGTAAAGAACATCCCTTATTAACTAAGGATGGATGGGAAAAAGTTAGTGAATTAAAAAGAGGAGATGAAGTAAAAAGTTTATATTCTTGGGATAAGTTTGGAAAAGGTATCATTCCTTATGAATACAAAAAATATATTAATATGCATTCTACAGAAACAGTGGAAGGTAATTTTAAAATGACTAACGAACTAGCAGAATTACTAGGATTTTTAGTTACTGATGGTTATATTAGTAATAATAAGCAAAGTTTTAAATTTACTAATACACGAAAAGAATATTTAGACAGAGTAAAATATTTAGTAAACAAAAACTTCAAAGATATAAATATAAAAGAGTATACTAAAGGAAATGGTAAGGATTTATTATTTACAACAGGCGAAAACTCTAGATTCAATTCATTAAAAGATTTTATTAGAATAATGAAAATGAATAATAAATTTCCTACAGCTACTAATTATTTTACTAAAGAACAAATATGTTATTTCTTAAAAGGGGTATGGTGTGGTGATGGTTATATTGTAAATCATCCAACAAAAAATGAATTTGGTTTAGCCTGTGGTAATAATTTAATTTATGCACAATATTTTAGAGAATTATTAAACAAATTAGGGTTACGGGGCAGAGTAACAAATGAAAGGATGAAACTGAGTACAAAAACATTTCATAGAATTACTCTTAATGGTTACAGAAATAAATTAGCTTTTTTAAATACTATTGGAGAAATACCTTGTAAACCTTTTAATAATAAAATAAAAAAATTATATAAAATAGATACTGAAAAAGAAATAGATGGAGAAATAAGTTACTATAGAAAAATACTAAGCATTAAAAAAGTAGGCTATAATGAAACATATGATTTAGAAATATCAAACAAAGGGTGGTTTATATCTGGGGGTGTAATTGCACATAATAGTGGAAAAACCGAGGGCGTTACATTAACAACCGTATTCTTATTAGCATTTTATTATCAATTAAAAAAGTCGTTAGGTTTTTGGGCTCCCAAAGAATTACAAATAGGAATATTCGCACCACAGCAGGAGCAAGCTAAAACAGACTTTGTTAGAATTAAAAAATACTTAAATAAATTAAAAGAGAAAGCTCCAAATATTGAATTTACTATAGCAGAAAATAATGGTAACACTATTAGTTTAGTTAGTGAAAAGTTTCCCCAAAGAATAGTTTATTGTTTCTCAGCCAGTCCAACTTCTAATACGGAATCCAAAACACTTAATATAATTATATATGAAGAGGCACATGAACTATTAGATAGTAAAATAGATAATACTATAGCTCCTATGGGAATGCAAACGAACGCTATGTCGATATATATTGGCACAGCAGGGTATAAGAAATGTCGTTTTCATAAAATGTTAACTTCGCTCCCAAAAAAAAACTTAATAAGAATACCATATGAAAGAGCTATTAAAGAAAGGAATAAGAAATATAAGCAAACTAAGAATCCCATTCATTTAAATTATAAAAAAAAAATTAAAAACATTATTAGAGAAATTGGCATTGATAGTGACGCATTTAAAACGCAATATGCCCTTAAATGGGTTTTGGAAAGGGGACAATTTACTACTGAGGAAGCCTTGGAAAAATTAGAGATAGAACAAGATATGCCTTTCTATGTTGGTCCTGGTGAAATATGTTATGCAGGTATTGATTGGGGTAAACATAAGGATGGAACTGTTGTTACATTCATTGATGAAAATTATAACATTAGAGGATGGTTGGAACTTATTGGTGATGATTATAACTCACAAATATTAACTATTGTAAGTGCAATAAAAAATGTTTTCCCTGGTTGCAGAACAATACATTGTGATAGTACTGGTAATCAAGACCAAGGTGTTGATGTATTAAGGGGAAGATTACAAGAAGCAGGTATTAGCGCTAATGTTATACCAATTAATTTTACGGCAGGTAGTAAAGACGCAATGTATAAACACCTATGGAGTTTAATGCATGATAAAGTAATACCACTACCTGATGGTTCGTTAGAAGTTATGGAGCCTGCTAAATTAACGTACCCCAAAAGTAATTGTAAAGAAAAAGATAAATTTCTTATTCAATTATTACAATTACAAAAAGAAATTAAAAGAGGTATGTGGAGTTGCCACCACCCTGATGGTAATTACCATGATGACTACCCAGATAGTATAGCATTAGCCTGTCTTGCTTTCGGTGGTTTAAGTAAACCGTATAACCCAGTAATTAGTTAAGGTTTTTTAAAAGTTATATATAAATCTGTACCTTCTTCTGCTACTGCATCTATCTCGAAACCTACTTTTTCTAAAATTATTTTTGCTTCTTCTTTAAACCAGAAATTCATTGCTGACCAAGGAGAACTTTCTAACTTTATAAAGTCAGTTGCATACATATCATATTGTTTCATACACTTTTCAAAATTAGGTAGTTGAATAAACCCTTTACCACCTTTCTTTAACATCCTAAAGAATTCTTTCAGTATAAAATAAACTTTATATTTATGTATATGTTGTAAAACAATATGACTAAATACAAAATCAACTTGTTCATCAGCCACAGGTAAAGTATACCCATTTTGCATAGCAGCAAATTGTGGTATCCACTTATATTCTACTTTATTACCTTTATTATTAATTCCTGTTTTAATATCGAAAGGTTGAGTAATATATTCTTTGGCTTTGTTTACTCTAATTGAATCCACATCAATACCTAATAACATATTATTAGTGTTAGCACCTAAGAATCTTGTAAGTCTACCAATACCACAACCAAAGTCAACAACTAACTTATCTTCTGTATTATAGAAACCTAAACTTTGAATTATTCTCTCACATTCTTTAGCAGTATTTTTATTGAAGTCTTCATCTTTAATAGCATTCCATACTATATACTTCTTCATATCTTCTTCCGTATAATGTGACTTCCAAAACATCTCACCTAAATCATTCGTCATTCTATATCCAACTCCTTTTCTATTTCGTTTAATAAATCTGGTATTATATGTCTCAACCTACGTTCTAAAACTAACCTAACATCAGCTTTATTTAATGTATTTTCTTTAATTTAAAGCACTCTCCCTACAGTTATTAAATTAGCAAACTTATCTTCTTGACCTTCTACATTCCAAACTTCTAAATTTATTACTTGTATTCCAACATACTCCATTAGTCTTCTCATCTGAACAGGTGTTGGTACACAGACATGAGTTTTATCACATAAGAATAATGAGTATTCACATTGTACTGGAGTTGCTATAAAAATATAACCACCTGCTTTACAAACCCTTTTCATTTCTCTTAACGCCTGTACTATATTTTCTGAATGTTCTATTGAGTGAGAAGAAAAAACTAAATTAAAACTCTCATTATTATAAGGTATATTTTCCATAGTGCCTTTAACTATCCCAGAATTATCTACTGGGTTTGAATCTAAACCAACCCACCTATAACCTACTTTATTAAAAAATTCTCTTAATTTAGAATCACGACAACCAACATCAAGCACTGCTAAAGTATTTTTATCTTCATTTCTAACTATTATTTTCTTTTGAAAAATTCTACACACCATACGTAAATGGTCAATTTCATTATAAAATAAATATTGAGACAATTCATTAGGTAATATTTTGGGTAGAAGTTTAATTCCATTAACTTCTTTAATCTCAACCGGTTTATTCTCTTCTGTTTTTGGTTCCATAATTACACCTCTTTTGAATAGCAGGAGCAGGATTCGCACCTGCGCATCCTTTCGGAACTGGGTCATGAGCCCAGTGGAATTGACTACTATCCGACCCTGCTAAATTAAAATAATTAATGGGACAGGCCAGACTTGAACTGGCACCAGATTTCTCCAACTACGTCTTCAGCGTAGCGCGTCTCCAATTCCGCCACTGCCCCCTCATTTATGGGATTACCAGGAATCGAACCCAGATATCCACGTCCCAAACGTGGAATTCTACCACTAAAATATAATCCCGTTAATGGCTCCGAAGGGATTTGAACCCCTAACCGCCCGAACTCTTAATCAAAATTCGGTGATATATAAATCCCGGATATTAAAAATATCAGTCGAGTGCCATACCATTAGGCCACGGAGCCTTTGAATATTAAATCTGACCTGTCAGATTCGAACTGACTCGAAAAGGGTTACAGCCTTCTATGCTACCATTACATCAAGGTCAGTACTTTGATAGTCCCGAGCGGATTTGAACCGCTGTCCCTGGACCCAAAATCCAGTATCCTTGGCCAACTGAACGACAGGACTGTTTAATGGAGACTACGGGAGTCGCACCCGTGGCCCCTCGCTTGCAAGGCGAGTGCTCTACTACTGAGCTAAGTCCCCGTTGATAAATTTAAAATTATAATTCATAATTACAGGCAAAATTTATTTTTTTATCTCGTTTTTTAGGTGATTCAACACGTAAAGTTAATTCATTTCTTAATTTTAAATACTCCAATGGAATTGAATATATTTTTTCAGTTTGTGGGCAATAAACAAAAAAGTAATCAATCTCAATATTAGTATATTTTAATTTTCTACATTTTCCAGCTCTTCTAGTAGTCGTACTTAAAGGTACAACTATACATCCATTTTTTAAACTAACATATTTAACTTGTACTTTTTTAAAATTTTTATCTTCTTCAAAAACTAAATCATACCTATTATTATCGCCAAAAGGTATACAAACTGAGTGACCTTTTTCTTTAAGATATAATAAAACTTTTATTTCAGCTGTATCTCCCTTTTCTTTACTATTCATTTTATTCATATTCTTTAATTTTACGTCGTCGGAAGGATTTGAACCTTCAATGACGTGGTTAACGGCCACGCGCTTTACCAAATTAAGCTACAACGACAATTATAGGTCTACCGGGAATCGAACCCGGATTTCTCGGTCACTTCGTGCGAATCACTTCCTAGCCACTCAACGTAGAAGCCAAGTGTGCTCTCCACTACACCATAGACCTATGTACGCCGTTGCTGGGAATCGAACCCAAGTCGTGAGGTAGACAGCCTCACATGATACCATTACACTACAACGGCAATTATTAAGACCATAATGAGATTCGAACTCACAATCTTTTGGGTTGCAACCAAACGACTTAACCAGGTTTGCCCACACGGTCAGTAAAGCCCCAGCCCAGATTTGAACTGGGAACCTGTGGATTACAAATCCACTGCACTGCCGTTATGCTACTGGGGCAATAGGCGTGGCCGGATTCGAACCGACAACGAATTGGATGTAAACCAATCGCACTACC